TCATCCGTCAGGTGCGCCGGATTCCCGATGCCAAGAAGTACCGCTCTACCCGAAACCTGATCCGGCCGGTACCGACGCGCCGCATTGTCAGCACGGACAACGAGCTGATGGTACCAAGAGGCGGCAAGCTGATCTTCCGCCAGGAATACCGCAACAACGTGGGCGACCGGGACGATTACCGAAACTACAAAAGTCAGTACATACGATACATCACACCGAAGTGCTTGAAGCGGAAAGATGCGGAGCGGGGGAGTGAACCGAGCGCTGCGCAGCTCGCATGAGGTCATATTCACGTCCTTGTTACCGACAAGGGCGCGCTTGGCATGGCTCGGAGTGAAAAATGGGCCGGAGATTGCCACACCAGTGCGCGCACTGGTTCGCAATGACAGAAAAACTGCGGCAAGGGCACGCTTGGCATGGCGGGCGCCGAAAGACACAAAAAAGTCAAAAATGGGAAAATCCAATATTTCGATTTACAAGACAGGCGATTTCGCCTGTCTTTTTTTATTTTCAGAACAAAAGCACCAAAAAAAGTTGACGGTTCGGCGTGGTTTTTTTCAGCTAGCATAAATACACAGGAAGGAGGGACCGCCATGGGAGCGCCGAAAAAGTACACACCAGAGAAGCTTGAGAAGGCCGTGAAGCGGTACTTCCGGTCGATCAGCCGGGAAGTGGAAGTGACCGAGAAGAAGCCCACGGGTGAGCGGGACAAGATGGGCCACATGATCTATGAGGATGCGGTGGTCCTGAATGCTCTGGGTAAGCCGGTGAAGGTGACGGAGTATCTGGTGCCGCCGACGGTAGGCGGGCTCAGCGAGTTTCTGGGGATCCACAGAGACACCTGGAACGACTACTGCGACCATGAAAAGCATCCGGAGTTTTCCGACACGACAACGTACGCGCAGGGGCGCATGCACGCCTACCTGGAGCGGGAATGCCTGACCAGATCCGGCAAGGACCTGAAGGGCGTGCTGTTCAATCTGGAGAACAATTTCGGCTACAAGGAGCGCATGGAGCTGACCAACGATACGGTGGAAAGCTTCCTCCAGCGGCAGCTGGAAGCAGAGGGCAGCGGTGAGAAGGGACTATGAACATCCTTCTGAACTGCCTGGCATACATCGTCCATTTCCTGAAGATCCGTGACAAGGACGGTCATGTGATTCCCTTCGTGCTGAATCAGCCCCAGAAGAGGCTGTACAAGGTGATCAAGGAGCAATGGGATGCAGGCAAGCCCATCCGCATTATCATCCTGAAAGCCCGCCAGATGGGCTTCTCCACACTGACGGAGGCCATCATCTTCTGGCTGACGGCCACATCGTTCAACGTGGAGACCATGATCGTTGCCCACAAGGACGAGGCAACAAAGAATCTGTTTCTGATGTCGAAGCGGTTTTACGACCATCTGCCGGATAGGATCAAACCCATGATGCGCGCTTCCAATGCGCAGGAGCTGGTATTCGACCGGCCCAGCCGCTACAAAGGCAGCGCAAAGGGGCTGGGAAGCCGGATCCGATGTGCCACAGCCGGCGGCGAGGGCATCGGCCGAAGCTACACCCTGCGCGCGCTGCACCTTTCGGAGTTTGCATTCTGGCCGGGTGACAAGCGTGAAACACTGGCCGGCCTGATGCAGGCAGTGCCTGACAGAGCGGGCACGATGGTCATCATCGAGAGTACTGCAAACGGCTATGACGAATTTAAGCAGCGGTGGGATGCCGCCGTGAAGGCCCAGCAGGAGGGGAGGGAAGGTTTTATTCCCGTATTCTTCGCGTGGCATGAAATGGACGAGTACAGGCGGGAGGTGCCGCCGGGATTCCAAAGGACACAGGAAGAAGAGGAACTTTCCCAAGCGTTTGGGCTGGATGACGAACAGCTGGCGTGGCGCCGCTGGTGCATCGAAAACAACTGTGGCGGCGATCGAAACCTCTTTAAGCAGGAATACCCCGCAACACCGGACGAAGCATTTATTGCGACGGGCATGTGCGTGTTCAACAAAGACCAGATTGTGCTGCGACGCAAGAAGGTGCAGGAAGAAAAATGGGAGCGCGGTCGCTTCCGTATCAAATACAGAGAATTTGGCAGTGCGGAGTATGTCGAAATTGGTGGCGTCGAAATTAGAGAATTTGGCGGTATCGAATCCTTTGAATGGGAGCCAGACCCAAGTGGCCCGATCCGCATCCGGAAGACTCCGGAAAAGGGTGTGCCCTACGTGATCGGCTGCGACACTGCCGGTACCGGCTCCGATTTCTTCGCGGCCCACGTGCTGGACAACCGCACGGGGGATCAGGTGGCGGTGGTACACCATCAGTTCGGAGAGCGGTTCTTTGCAGAACAGATCTACTGCCTCGGTCACTACTACAACGAGGCGCTGGTGGGCATTGAAACCAACTACTCCACCTTTCCGGAGGAATGCATCGAAGCACTGGGCTACACAAATCTGTTCGTGCGCAAGCGTGTGGATACATTCACCGGTGCGCTGGCGGACAGCTTCGGCTTCGAGACCACAACGAAGACCCGGCCGCTGATCATTGACGGTCTGAAGGATGTGGCAAAGCAGGCAATCGAGACCATACACGACTTCGATACCCTGGGCGAGATGCTGACCTTTGTGTACGCAGAAAACTGGAGGCCGCAGGCTGAGAACGGTGAGCATGACGATCTGGTTATGAGCCTTGCGATTGCACACTTCATCCGTTGCCAGCAGGGAACTGCCGTGGATGCGGAAGAGGCTGGCGAGGAAAGCGTGTGGACCGAGGATATGTGGGAGGACTACAACCGGGCAAGCCCCAAGGAGCAGGAGATGCTGATCCGGATGTGGGGCCAACCGAAACGATAAGGAGCGAGAGGTATGAGCAAGAACAGCAGAAGAAAGCGGCGCCGCGAGAACCAGAAGCAGCCGAAGGAGCAGCTCGTGAATGCCGAGAAGAGCAAGAAGCTGGCATTGTGGCAGGAGCGGCTGCGGCTGAGCGATCTGGAATGGGCGCCGCTGGTTAGCAAGATGGACCACCGTGAGGAGCTGTATAACGGCGAAGAGAAGCTGAAGCCCATGATCGAGGGCGACAACCCCGGCGAGAAGACGCCCCATGTGCGCAACATCATTTTCGAGAATATCGAAAGCAAGGTATCGTCCTCCATCCCGCAGCCGAAGGTAACGGCGGTGCGGCAGCAGGACGAGCAGCTGGCGGAGATCATTGAAAACCATCTGCGCAACGAACTGAACCGGATGGAATCCGAAAAGAACAACGACATGGCCGAGCGGACGGTGCCGATTCAGGGCGGTGTGCTGTGGCTGACGGAATGGGACGAGAGCATCCGGGGCTTCGGCAGCGAAGGCGCGCTGGCTGTGAGCCTGATCCACCCGAAACAGCTGGCACCGCAGCCGGGCATCTACACGGGCCTGAAGGACATGGACTGGGTGATTATCAAGAAGCCCACCACGAAGGCAACCGTGGAGCGGGTGTACGGTGTGAATGTGCGCAGTGAAACGGAATCCGAACCGGAAGTACGAAGCACTGACAGCAACACCATCAACGAGGAAGCACTGACGCAGTACATCGGCTTTGAACGAAACAAGGACGGCGGAATTGACCGCTACAGCTGGGTCAACGACACGGAGCTGGAGGACCTGACGAACTATCAGGCGCGGCGCCAGCACGTGTGCAGCCGGTGCGGCCGCGTGAAGCCCTTGCCCGGGCAGGTGATTTCCACAAATGTGCAGCGGACAGATCTGGACGGCATGAGCGGCCATGATACGGCGCTGCAGATGTTGGCCGGCCATGACATGGCACAGACCGTGGCAGACAGCTACATGATGGCAGAGGAGGGCGAGGGAGACTTCCTGGAAACCATCCGGATGGGGCAGGGAACTGCACCGGACACGGAATATGACGGCGGTGCGTGCCCCTGGTGCGGCTGTGAGGACTGGGAAACACAGGAGATGGAGTATGAGCAGGTGATTCTGCCGATTCAGACCACCGACGGCCGCGTGATCCCCGGCGAGCATTTTGCATTTGACGATGAAGGTAACACCGTGATGGTGCCGACCCTGATTCCCTTCTACAAGCCAGACTGCCTGCCGCTGGTACTGCAGGTGAGTGTGAGTGTGTTCGGCCAGCTGCTGGGCAACTCCGACGTGGATGTGATCGAGGATCAGCAGAACACCACCAACCGCATCGAGAAGAAAATCATCGACCGGCTGCTGAAGGCCGGTACCCGCGTGACGCTGCCCGTTGACAGCAAGTTCCGGATCGATTCCAAAGATTTCGAGAAATGGTATGTGCCGAATCAGGCAACAAAGAACCAGATCGGTGTGTACGAATTCAGCGGAAATCTGCAGTATGAGCTGACGTACCTGAGTCAGGTTTACGAAGAAGCCCGGCAGATCCTGGGCATTACGGACTCTTTCCAGGGACGCAAGGACACGACGGCAACCTCCGGCAAAGCAAAGGAATACTCTGCAGCGCAGGCGGCCGGACGCATGGAAAGCCAGCGCGTGATGAAGCAGGCGGCTTATGCACAGATGTTCGAAGTGTGGTTCAAGTTCCTGCTGGCCTATGCGGATGAACCGAGGCCGGTTACATACAAGGACTTCAAAGGTGAGCCGGTGTACAAGGAATTCAACCGGTATGACTTCCTGGAGCAGGATGAAAGCGGAAAGTGGCACTGGAATGACCGGTTCCTCTTCAGCTGCGATACATCGGCGCCGCTGGCCAACAACCGCGAGGCAATGTGGCAGGAAACCAGAATGAATCTGGAAACCGGCGCGTTCGGTAATCCCCAGTCTACGGAGACGCTGATCCTCTTCTGGGGCAAGATGGAGCTTCTGCATTATCCCGGTGCGGGAGAAACCAAAAAGTATCTGGAAGACCGGCTGAAGCGGGAACAGGAACAGCAGATGCGGATGATGCAGATGCAAATGCAGCTGCAGGCGGCACAGACGCAGGGTATGGCACCCGGCATGGGACAAGCACCCGCAGTGGCGGGAAATATGGTATCTGCCGCCATGTGAGGCGGAGGATATAGAGATTTTTGTGAGAAAGGAGGCAGCACAATGAGCAACAAGAGCGGCTATATCGGCAAGATCAAGAACGGCGGCACCCAGATGGTGAAGGCCCCCAATCAGGTCAAGGACGTGAAGAAGGGTACCGTAAAGACCGGCAGTGACCTCCGCACGGGCAAGAAGTAAGAGCTTGCCCGATCTGCAAATCGCAAATATCTTAGCCCCGAATTGGGGCCCCCGCAAAAGCGAACGGCTTTTGTGGGGAGAGGAGAATCCGGATTTCGGTTTTCCTGTTCGGGCATGCATGAACAGGATATCAGAAATCCGAGATTCGACGACACCCATGGAACAGGGAACAAATCCAAAACAATTACCCACGGAATAGGGGAAAAATCCAAACGCTTGGGAAAGCGTAAGTGAGGAAATATGGACATTACAGAAGCAAAGCTTTATGAAGCATTCGGCCTGACTCCCGCGGAGCAAGGCGAACAAGTGCAGGAGACCGCCGAACCTGCGGCCGATGCTGACACCGGCAGTTCCGCAACTGATACGCAGGAACAGCCCACCGAGACGTTCGAAGAGCAGGAAACTGATGCCGAAACAGATGACGGAACCGAACCCGACGCGGATAGCGATGATCCTGAAGAAGAGGATGAGAAAGCGGATGACGTCACCGGCAAGGACAAGCAGCCCCTGACAACCAAACAGCGCAGAGAAAATGCTGCCCGGCGCCGTGCGCAGGAGCAGCAGGCAGCTGTGGATGCTGCCGTTCAGGCAGAACAGCAGAAGAGCAAACAGATGGTGGAGCAGGTTCTTGCACTGGCAGGCTTGAAGCACCCCGTTACCGGTGAGCCTATTACCACCGTGGAGGAATTCCAGGAGTGGGGCAAGGAAACGGCGGATGCCCGGATGCAGAAGGACCTGAA